CTGTACCATTAAAACTTGTACCACCAATAGTTCTAGCTGTTTCTAAAGCTGTTGCTGTGGCAGCATTACCTGTTGTATCTTGGTTAAGTGTACCTACTGTAAAATCTAAAGTGTTATCTGCATCATCGTAGGCTACAGTAATACCTGATTCAGTATTAGATGTAACCATTGCACCAACAGTATCAGCTATTGTCTCTGATAGAGTAACTCCTGCTATTGTAAGAGCATCTGTTTCTATTGTACCGTTAATATACAGATTTCTCCACTGTTGACTGTCTGAACCTAAGTCGTATGTGTTATCTGTGTTAGGTATAATAGAACTGTTTATGTCTGCACCAAACACTACGTTATCAGTAGCAGCATCACCCATAGTGATTGTACCACCATTGAATGTAGTTGTTCCTGTTACAACAAGATTACCGCCAACATCTAAGTTACCTGATATATCCACTGCACCATTCATGTCAATGGTTGTAGCAGCTATCTGTATTTCTGTGTCAGCTACAAGGTCTAGTTGTCCATCTGCACTGGAATTGATGTATATTGCTGTGTCTCTACATTGTAACTTCTCTGTAGAAGCAATAAGTATGTCATCACTAAATTCAAAGTAATCCTCGTCTTCCATCCATTTCATTACACCGTCATTGCTTTCGCCATCGTATGTAATTGTTATGTCTGTACCTGCAGTTCCGTTACCTATAGTAATTGATGTCCCTAGTAAACTAGTTATAGGTCCACCTTCATTGGCTGTACCATCGTGAGTATGGCCCGTACTTGCCGCAAATGCCGCTAATAGTTGATTAAACTCATCATTGGTATGTGCCGCAGTGATTGTATCACCGTCAGTATACGAAGACTGTCTTGTATATGTTGCTCCCATTTAACGTCTTGCTCCTAATTGGTATTCTAGCTGAAATCCTTTTATTGAATAAGGGGCAGTAGCACCACCATCGTTAACTCTTAACGCTACAGCAAATCCTGAACCCTCTACAGATTGTCTAACAAGTGGCTGAGAAGGACCTCCATAAGTAGGTACTCCATATGTTGCTGTGCCATATATAGCAACAACATCAAGTGAGTCTAGGGGGTATGCTGCAGGTCGTGATGAATCTGACGCTTCATAGTCATATCTAATAAATAAATCTGCATCAATCGCTGCTTCGGGCTTGTAGTTGACTACAACCTTTTGCATGTGCTTACGTATTCCCGGATCATTCATAGTAAGATCAGGACTACGATACTTTCCATTTATTGCAACACCATCAAAATCACTGCCTTGTTCTTGTCTATAAATGTATCCTGTGCTTGAACCGTGTAGTGCTAGTACATTTCCTGAATCTATAAAACTATCAGTACAAGTAGGTCTAATCCCTTTTAATTTAGCAAATTCAAAAGTTTGACCCTTCATAACACATATAATGCCTACAGTACCATTCTCGGCTACATTATCTTTAGTAAAGAATATTCTATACTGTGTCTTATCAGGTATAACTATTGAATCAAATTGAGATGAATCAGCTATGTTTAAATCAAATACAGATTGCACGTTCTGACTTATAGTTCCTAACTCCACGTCACCAATTCTTGCAGTACCAGCAATAGTACGCAAACCATCAGGACCTAAGAAGATTAAATCACCTGCAAATTCTTGAATAGTATTACCATTTATACACCCGATGTTTCTTGTAACTGGAACAACAGCAAAGTCACTAGACGAACTACCACCAAGTTTAAATATTCTATTCTCACAAAAGATAAATAAATTGTCACGGAAAACTTTAAGTCCTACAATTGTGTCATCAACTTTTATGCTTCCCCCGCCTGAGCCAGCATTAAAAGCATCTTCATCAAAGGGTACACTAAATATTACTTCTTGTTTAGTTGTTGACTTACCTGCGTAGAACATGTGGTTCTTAAATGCAGTCACAAACTTAGAGCCTGATACTGCACTCTCACTTACATCTGTTGCACTAAACGATGTGTTAAACACGGTGGGTGCATTAGTACCATCTACAACTATTAACTTATCATTACCATCAAAGTTAAAACGTTCAAATTTGTATTTTGTAGCTCCTGTTCTTCCACTATCAATACTTGTCCAAGATGATCCTCCCGGAGTAGCTTGGTATATGCTAGTACCTCTAGCTGCCACAACTTTATCAGCAAAAGATGCTACCATAAGCACCTCTTCAGCAGCATTGGAAGTATAGGGTACAATTACAGATACGTACTTTGCAAAGCCTTTTATTCTTTTGTAACCACCATCAATATCAGGCTCAAAGTTTTCTAACTCCAAAGCTTGTCCCGGTTTCATTATAAAAGTAGATTGGTTAAGAACTAACCCACCTTCACAGACGAATGGAAATGCAGCGGTTTCACTTAGATCAGCCAATTATACTGCCCTCATGTAATTTTTTCGATTTATTAATTCCACTCTCATACGTTTAACACCGTCTTCGTATTCCTTAAGAGCATACTGTGCAGTTTGTACATCTGATCTAAACATGTAGGTGTAATACTTTGCACGAGCATTTATTACGGATTCAAATCTAGTTGGTATAATACCTGTGTCATCGTGTGCAGACAAATCAACATTAGATGTGTAGTAATCAAATTTAATTGTTCTGTTGCTTGTATCAGGGATAGGACTTAAACCTATCTCATCATTGTAAGTTGTGTATATAAATTCTGGATCGGAAAACTTATCTGTGTCAGGGCGGGAGTCTCTTTCTCTGTATCTTTCACTGTACTCTTCGTAAGATATGTACTTAAGACCTATAGGTGTTATGTTTTCTACTAGCTGAACTAATTTAACGTAGGCAGTAGCTCCTGCTGATTCTGTAAATGTAACATAATGAGTTGTAGCTGTGGCTGTAAAAGTTACTTCAGATAGTAACACTTCATTACCACTTGCTATAGTAAGAGTTGTTGTCTTTGTTTGTGTGCCACCTGAACTAGTTCCTACATCTAATGTAAGTGTAGCACCACTAGTCTGTATAAGTATAATGTAGGACTTGCCTACGATTAGGTCTTCAACCTCTTGGGAGGACTTAGCACTAGTAAGTAACAAAGTGTTACCAAACTTAGAACTTGCTGCAGGAGAGCCAGATATGGTAGCCCAGTTAGTAATACTAGCCGACCCTGATATTTCAAAGTCTCCGTTAGTGATGTAATCTTTTGGCATAAGAAATACGTTGTCGTAATCAATATACTTTAATGTAGAAGCTATGGATGCAAAACTGTATAGTTGTTTACCTGCAATTGCATCAACTGATCCTTCTGCTCTAGTAAAGGGCCAGTTTATCTCTGCGTTAAGTATGTCGGATATTGATCTGTTTATGTAATCTTTTACAGTAGTTTGTACACCTCTAGAACTAGTAAAGTTAGAGCTAGTAAGCTCCACTTCGTTCATATCCCGTAGTACGTTATTTACTAATGTTAGATAGGTACTTGCCATTTATTAATTGCTTTCGGGGGGTTCTGCAATCTCTTTGGGATTGTTCTCGTCTACAATCCTGTTAAGGAGTTGCAATTTTTGATTAGCTAAAACCATCTCGCCAAGTGCTTTATCTATCTGGTCTAATGGTCTATTGTTCGTGTTAATTAGTGATGTTGCGTTTTCTAAAATTAACTTGTATTGGAACGCCAACGCTTGTGCTGCTAAATTCTTCATGATAAACCCCTCTGTTGTATAAATTATACACATAAAATACACAAATAGCAAGAAGTTTATTTAGATAGTCTCTTAAAAGCTTCTTTTATCTCTTCTATCGATCTATTACACCCAACACAGATATTATTGTCATCTAACTTACAGACACCTACGCAGGGACTCACTTAGCAATACTTCTTAGGCTATCCATAACATCGTCTATCGATGGCTCTTTAGAATTAGGATTATGCACACATTTGTACTGCTTGGGGCAACCTATTCTTATGTCAGTAAATTCCATCTCATAAGTTTTGTTTGCACCTTGATAGATACAAGCCATCTTATTTTTCCAAATTTTCTGTGACTTTAATCGGCAAGTAACATAAACTGGCTTAGTAACTAACTTCTGCCATATCTTCTGTTGTTCAGTCCAATCTTTAGAATGTGATTGTTTAGAAAACACACCCGCTAACAATATTAAGAAGCCCCCTATAACTAGCACTAAGAACAACCAACCTATACCTTCACCAATCTGTTTTCTTAATTGCTGTTGCTTATATATTGTAGCTTGTCTTTCTTTACGTATCCTACCTTCCATTTCTAGAAGCTCATCGTAAGCTTGAGGTCCGTGTGTAAGATTTAGAAACATCTTGAGTTCGTAGCGTTGTTCTTCTAGTTTCTTTTTGGCAGAGTAGGCTTGTAAAGCCATCGTCTCAACGCTTCCTGCACCAAAGACTTTACCAAACAATCCGGGATTCTTTGCTTGCTTCT